AAGAGCATTTCTTAATTCTGAATTACCATTAGACTCTTCTATTTGGTCATGAATTAATTTTTCCATTCTTCTTGCAGCTGATGCAGCAGGACTAATTTGTATTTTTTGTGGGTCTGAAGAAGGTCCATCTACTAACATACCTGTTTCTTCTATTTCGTCTGCAACAGTATCTCCAAAGACTCCGTTGTAAAAACTAGCACCGGGTTTTAAAGTCTTACCATCTCCTTCATAACCAACATCATAAGGATTAGGCTCGTCTTCTAATCTATTACCAATATTTTCTTCTGAGCTTTCTAATCCGGGTTGAGCAGAAGAAGTATCTAAATGTGCAAAGTTTGTTTCACCTTCTGATATTTTAGTTTCTGAAATACCTATAGGAAACTTACCTGTTCCAAAAATAACATCTACTAACTGACCAAATGCTGCTAGTACTTTAGTCTTAGTAACCTTTACAAATACTCTAGATTTTTCTGATTCTCTAAACTTAACGCCTTTAGAATAAAGACCTCTGTAGTTCTCGTAAGCTTTTAACCATCTCTTCTCATCTGTTTCTCTAGATTGTTCAGCTTGTGCAAATCTACCTTTAATAATACCAATAAGATTTCTTTGCTGGTCTTCTTCTAAAGTTAGCTGAACACCTGCTTCTCCCTCTACTTCTTCATAGATGTTATCAGCATTTAAAAATGTATTATCGTTGTCTACCATGTTGATTAATACTCTACACCGAGTACTAATTCTAAATCGCCAACCGACATGTTAGGAGTAACATCTGTTCCTGATAAAAGCATGAAACAGAATACACTTGTAGTTCCTGTAGCTGCCTGTAATAAAATAGGGAATCTTTGTTTAGATACAACGTCTCCGTCAGTTGCTCCTGCTCCTTCTAAATTTATATCAAAGTTAAATACTTTACCACCACCGTAAGTGTAGTCATCAGCTGAACCATCAAGTGTCAACCTTCCTAGTACTTTTGCTGCTGCAAAATCAGCATCAGATATATTTCGTGCTGAGTTAGCTGCACCTACAGACTGAGTAGTCTGACAGAAAAACAATTCTCCGTCAAATACTTGAGTAGACTTAGAGATAATCATAGCTGATACAAGTTTAGAACATTCTCCTTGCTTTCCTACAGCTAAAGGTATTTCTGTGTTATTAAATAAAACATCGTTATCAGCATAAGCGTCTGCTGTAATAACGGGTACTATCCTAATAACCTTTCTTGCATTTTGATTCATCATAATTCTCTCCTAAATATTTTGTTTGTTCTAATAGCCGAATGTTGAATCGACTGGTCTATAGATTTCTCTTTTTAGACCTCTCATTCTTTCTAATGGGCTTTCCATTCTAGGTCTGCTCATTATCATATAACGTAACGCATCGTATGCGTGGTCTGAAGCTTTTGTATCAACATCTTCAGGGTTAATTTTAGACAGTGGTATAGATTGCAATTCTCTTATTAGGTTAGGACATGTATTAAATATCTGTAACCTAGGTCTACCATTCTCTCTAATCTTTAAAAATTCATGTATTTGAATCTTTCCTTGTATTCTATTCTTGTCAGCTCGTCTTAACTTATGACCAGCTTTTACTAAGCTTTCTCCAACAGTAGGACCAGTTGTTCCTGTTCTAGCCCAAGCTGCCGTGTCTAAAACACCATTAACAGAGAACGGGTCTTCAAGCTCCATATCAGTTATTATAGCACCTAATTCTTCTCCTGTCAAGCCTTTTCGATATAATTCTCTATATATTATTAAAGTTCCATCATTCATATCCATTATGCCCCATAGACAACAAGATTCTGCAGCGTAACCGTAGTCAACTGCTTTAACTCTTTCCCAGTTTACAGGTAGTTCAAAAGGAGTAATTACATGTTGGAAAGGGTCAAACTCTACAAAGGCAGCTCCTTCAGCAACGTCCCAGTTACCTTCTAGTAATTGTCTACGTTGTATAGGAGGCAATGACTTAAGCATCTGTTCGTATATGCCATCTTCTGCTAGGTAAGGATTGTCAGCTAACTTAGCAGGAATAAACTTTCTTGTTAGTCCATCTTTACCCATAAAGCTTTTATTAGTTTCGTTAGGCTCTATGTATCTTTTCTTCACCCAATGAGAACCTACACCACCGGGGTTAGCCGTACAGCGTAAGTATGTTTGTATTTCTTTGTCTGTTGTTCTAAGACGAGAAGCAAGATAGTTCCATGAGAACTCTGTAGGTAGATGGGTTATCTCATCAAACCCTATCCAACTATAAGCTTGTCCCTGATACCTGTAAACATCTGCATCTCTCTCAAGGAAACCAAACTCTACTTTTGCACCTGATGGAAAGTTCCAAAGTTTTTCTACTTCTCTAAACTTAGCACCGGGAAAGGCTTGTGGATATAGTTCTCTAGACTTATCAATCATTTCTCTTAGCTCTGGCATAGACCTTCTAAGTATTAATGCTCTATGTGCTGACCTATGTGCATATCTTAAAGGGTCAACAATCATAGCGTAAGACTTACCCCCACCTGCAGCTCCACCATAAAGTACATCTTTTTCACCAGAAGCTAAGAAGTCTGTCTGTGGTCCTTCGTTAGCGTGAAAGAATACATGATGGTTATCTAATATTTCTTTTACTGCTTGGGGTAGTGTATCTAAATCACTAGGCGTAACAATACCTTCTTTAGTATCATCAAGCTTTTCTATTGTTTCTTTTTGTTTTTTGTAAGATTGTTTAGCACTATTTAACTTTTCTTCAAGTTTCTTAATGTTCTTTTGTTTACGCGTGATAGTTCTGCGTACTGCAGCTTTAGCATCTTTAGAAGGTCTACCACCTTTCTTACGAGGTGTACCATCTTTATTCTTTACAAAATTGCCTTCGCTATCTTGCAAGTAAAGATTCGGGTTCAGTTCCCAATCTTTCGCTTCGTAATCCATATTTCTTATCTATGTGTTTTTTTAATCCGGGAGCAGACATACGTCTGTCAGTTTTGTACTCTAACCAATCACATGCAGCTTGTAAAGATATCTCTTCGTTTACTACCATGTTCTCTGCTACTTGTAGAGCTTCTAGTTCGTCTTCTATAGGTTTTAAGAAACTACTAGCTTCAGTATCTAACCTATACCCGAAAGGTATAGTAGAAGTAGTTCTTTTAATATATCCTTCTTGCATGTTACTTCCTATACTTAGCAGTTTTCTTAGCTACTTTTTTAGGTTGAGAGGAATGTTGTTTTCCTTTTGCAGTGTCTGCTTTTTTCTTTCTTGTAGTTGCTGCGTATTCTTTAGAAGATAATGCATTAATCGCTTTCTTAGGGAGATACCTCTCACCCGTTTTTGCAGACGGCTTACCACTTTTAGTACCCCAGTCTTGCTTTGTCCAATTCTTAAGACTTTTTTGTGGTTTTTTTAGTGTTGCCATTAGTCATTGGTCCGCTTGTAGATGTAACTTTTGTCTTAGTTACTTTCTTTGTTTTAATTGGTGTTAAAGATTTCTTAAACATCTTTGCATAACACTTCTTTATTTTATCCATATATTCTTGTATCATTTTTTATAGCCACCTCCAGCAGCTTTATATTTCTTTGCGAGGAGCTGGGCTTTTCGAGCAGACCATTGACCGGCATTACCTCCAGAGGTACCCCGTTTAACCGACTCGAAAAGTCTCTTACGCAAAGTGGGCTTGGTATAATTACCAGCACTGTTTACGGTTGATTTACTTTTCTTTTTTACTGCCATCTTTCTTTCCAAAAATTACATCCCAGTTATCTCTATATTGTTTTGTATAAACACCGGGTCTAGGGTTTGCACCTTTAGCACCGTGAGTCTTCTTATATATAGGTGACTTGAATGTCATAGGTTTTTCATCACTGCCTATTTGTTTTCCCACTTTACCATTTCTCCTTATTAGCCCAGTAAGCTGCAGACATCTTTCCTTTAGCAATATTCTTGCCGTGTCTAGCTTTAAAAGACTTACGTTTAGCTTTCATCCTATCAGACTCTCCTGCTTTAGGTTTCCCTGCAGTAGAAGCTCCTTGTTCTCCGAAGCGTATGGTTTTTATTTTGTCACCTTCTTTAGCCACAACAACATGTGACTTCTTAGGGTGCTTAGGAGTTCTCTTAGGTTTATTAAACCCTGATACTCCTGCTCTTTCTAATCTACTATCTTTCAATGTACTACTCTCTTTAAAGATATATTAGGTTTATGTATTAGTTCTTGTATTTCACCAACAACTAACAACCCATATATATCTGCTATTTCATCTGCTGACTCAATACAATCAGCCCTTATGATTGGTCCTACTACTCTGGACTCTCCATCCTCTATTTCAGTCAGGTATATTTTCGTAACTTCCATCTTCTACTTCCTGTAGGTCAATCGTATGTTTTTCAGGTAAGATAAAGATACCACCACTAACATTATGATTGATATCTACCTTATCTGTCTTAACAACACCAGCTCTATCTAGTATTGTTTGAGCAGCCTGAAGCTTATTGTTAGCTTGAGGCACAGGCTTATCAGACTTCATAATCTGTATAAGCTTGAACGCTGCTGTAGGGGCTTCCCTTGCAAGTACATCACTGGCTAAATCTACTACTTCGTGTTTAAGTGATTTTAGTATTTGATAGTGATTGCCTGAATACCCTGCAAGTTCGGCTGACTTTTTGAAATCCCCACCAGTATCAATGAGATGATTCAAGAACGACTCTTGTTTCTCAGTAAGGTTCTTCTTTTTCTCTGGTAAGTAACTCATGCTATTATTATAGGGATTATTTACCAGTTTGTCAAGTACTTTATAAGTTTTTAAAGTAATTCAAGACTGGACTTGACAAAAGAAGAATAGATGTGTATAATGAGTGTAACGGTTCCCCCCGTTGAATACATAACAAACACCCCAACTAACTATTAAAAACAGGATGAAAACCTAGGGGTTTCCTGTGTGTAAAACTATATAAACTTTACACGTTTTAAAAGTGTTAAAGCTTTATAAAGCCCCAGCTGGTTAACATCCATATTGGTTAGAAATGTATGTGTTTTATATATATACCCC